TGCGGATGTTATTGCGTCGGTGAGACAAGACCGTTCGGCATGGGGAACTAGTATCGGAGCAGGTGAGGGTTCCCAAGAATTCGAGGCGAGAGGTTTGGGCGAATTGTGGAGACAGATAAAGGGCGAATACCGGAATGTCCTAGTAGGAGCGGTCGTTTAATGGCTGGAACGAAGGTTACAGTAGAGGGCAACTTTTTTCGTCGTGGGGATAACATATTGGATCAATTGGCTACGGAAGGGGTCAGGATTGTATCCGAACGGGGTTTATTGAAGGCCAATACTCTGCTCAGGCCCAGACCCGCAGGGGTTTATTTATCGGTGGCTCAAGCGGGAAGGAAACGGGCCAGCAAAGGACACTACAGACGCAATGTACGGTTTGCACAACGAACCACGGCGGGGAGAGCTATCGGGTCTATGATGCACGATTCTGGGGTCGTCTACGGCCCTTGGCTTGAATTCGGAAACCCTAGTACCCGCTTCCGTGGCTACCATGTCTTCCGACGGACGGCCCAATATATGCAAGGTCAGGTTAAACCGATTATGCAGGGAGTTATGCGCCGGTACATATCGAGGTTGAATAAACGCTAATGCCGTTTGCAATCAGGGACACCGTTGAGGTTATGCACAGCCACATAGCGAGGCAGGGTTACATTACCCAACATCAAGTCGGGGAGTTCACGGCCCCGCCGGTGGCGGAATTGTCAGCCGCCGTTTGGCCTGACAGCGTTGGCATACCGGAAACAACCCTAAATAGCTTGGTGGAGATTCATACCTTAACCGTCCGGATCATGATTGATTGGTTGAAGTACAAGGATGCGGATCGTGAATACCGAATCATGGACGCTCAAAGCCGCTTCCTGACTGATTTAGTAGAGGACTTCCAGCTAGGCGGAAATATCCGTGCCATAGATTTCGCAGGTATGTACGGTTCCCCTGTCTCCATTGATTGGGGCCGAATCGACATCGGCACTCCTCCGAAGATTTACCGAGTGGTGGACATACGGATTCCAATAATAATTGATTCAAGCGATACACTCGCCCCGTAGGAGATTCGATGGATACAACTTATATAGTTCAAAACCCAAGGGGTGTACCCGCAGGAGTGCCGATAATCTCTTGGTCTGACGGGACGATACACACCGATTGGTTAGAGGGAGACGAATTCATTAAACCGACGAAAATGGCATCGGCATCCGTCAAGGATTTTATTGCCGGTGCTTTGCTAGTTAAGAAGGGAGGGTAATTAATGGCTAAAAAGTCAGGTTTAGGCCAAGGTTTTTTCATCGGCGGCAAGGATATTTCAGGCGATGTTAGTTCCGTGGATACCGTGGCTTCCCCGAAAGAAGTCCTCGATGTTACTGGGATCGATAAAAGTGCAGTTGAGCGGATCGCCGGCAGGGGCAGCGGTGAAATCAGCTTCACCACTTTCTTCAATGATGCGGCCAACCAGCAACACGCCGCCCTAAAGGCCGTGGCCCGAACGGATGTAGTGGGTTGTTATTTCCAGTCTAGCACTCTAGGCGAGACGGCGGCGGGAATTGTCGCCAAGCAGATGTCTTATGACACGACAAGAGGAACAGACGGTTCTTTAACTAACTCGGTTCAACTTCTGGCTAACAGCAACGTTTTGGAGTGGGGAAATACGGTTACGGCTGGCAAAATTACCCATTCCAGTGCGGGAAGTTCGACAGGGGCTGTGACGGCATCGAGTGCAGCGGGGGGAGCCGCTTACATCCAGATATTCTCATTAGATTCGGGGACTCCCACGTTCGTAGTTCAGGACTCTTCCGATACAACGAACGGAACAGACGGCAGTTGGGCAACCCTGCTAACATTCGCTACTCAGGCCGTCGGAGCGGAGAGAAAAACTGTTTCAGGGACGGTAAACAAGGGGTTGAGGATTACAACCACTGGAACCTTTAGCAATGCGGTAATAGCGGTGATGTTGCGGCGGGGCGAATCCGTGGATGCGGAAGGGTATTAATAGTTCCGATGCCTAATAATGCTTTCATCCTGCCCTATAGGGACGTACCGGTAGCCGGCAGTCAGGGTTGGAAGTTGGCGGCTCCGTCTGCCACGCACATGAAAGACGTTGGTTGCCAGGAGTTCCGATGCCCCTCCCACACGAACGGATGGATCACTGTTCTTCCGATGAATTCCGCCCATGCTAATTATATTCGTCGGTCATCGGGGCGAAGGTTCCGAGAAGAACAAACCGCAGACAATTTATCACGGTTTATATTCGAGCCTGGGCAGGAGTGTTTCGAACGGCATATGCAAAGAAACGACCGAGACGCCATACCGATACGAAGAATAGCGCATGAGAGAAAGGTGGTTGAATACGACCATTGGTTATGGGATTTCCACGAAGAGACTTATAAATTTAAACGGGAGCGTGGTTAATTATGGCTAAAGAATCTGGGTTAGGTTGGACGACTTGTTCCGTAGATGATAGTGCTGGGAGTTTGAGGGCTTTGGTTAACGATGTTACCGGCGTGAGCTTTGCAATCCCTAGAGCGGTGCAGGATGTCACGGGTTTAGATAAAAGTGCGATTGAACGACTCCTTCTGCTAGCGGATTTTTCCGTTACCATCGACGGGGTGTTCAACGACGGCAGCAATGCATCGCATGATGTTTTCAAAACGGTGGCATCCGCAGACGTTACGAGGACGGTCACGTTGGTTATCAGCGGTCAAACATTATCCAACGAATGCCTCTTGACGGATTATCCACTTACAAGGGCTAGCACTGGCGAACTCACTTATTCCGTTCCAGGCGTTCTTCAGAGCGGAACTGATCCGACGTGGGCATAGGTCATGAGTAAACGCCCTTTAAAAGAGCCACGCATAGCTCCTAGCAATATCGTCGAGTTAGCGTTCCACGGAGAATGGGAAGGCATCTTCGTCCGGTGTGAGATGCACGTTGATCTGGATGTAATGTTTGACATACAGGAATTGCTATCCGAGGACTTCGGGGAAGCTATGAAGTTATTCACAGCCCACGTCTTGGTGGAATGGAATTACCCAGACAGCAAGGGGAATGTTAAACCCCTTGCTGGCCGGAATGGGATCATGCCGGTACCTCTAGCATTTGCAAAGCTATTGATTCCTGAGTGGATTAAGGCGGTGGCGAATGTCCCAGACCCTTTATTCGAGCCATCAACGAATGGCGTGCAGTCGGAGACGGAGCCATCCGCAGCGATGGAACCGTTGTTAGCAAGCCCTGGCTCCTGACAAAATACGAAATAATTCAGGGTTTTTGCACAAAATACCACTGCCTGCCTTCGGAGATTTTGAGGGAGCCGGCATGGTTACTGTTCCATATGAACGAGGCTTTGGCAAAAGCGCACCCCGATCCGGAAGGAGTCGAGATGGAAGGTTATGACGGCCCCTCTATGAGTGCGCCAGTAATGAACGATTACGGAAAGCAAAGGATGATGCAACGTGGTTTCAGCCGGTAACGTAGTCCGTATAGATGTTGTCGCAGACACGAAGCAAGCTAAAGAAGGCTTCAAGTCTGTCAAAGGCCAAGCTGAGGGTCTGAAGAAAACCGGAGCGGGTTTATCCAATGTAATGGGCGGCGTTGGGAAGGCAATGGGCATCGTCGGTTTCGGTGCTATCAGCGTCGGTGTCGTCTTCAAGGAAGTGTTAAAAGCCAGTAATGCCTTAACCCGTTCCACAACCTCCGCACGGTTTTCATTGATCGGAATGGGGGATGCCGGAGTAGGTGCCTTCGACAAGATGCAACCTCGTTTCAAAGACATTGCCGCCGAAGTTCATACGACGCAGGCTGAAGTAGCCACCGCTATGGGCATCCTGACGGCAACAACGAACTCGGCCCAGATCTCTGCTACTAACCTTGCCGACGTATTCAAGATTGCCCAGGTATCGGGCCAAGATTTCGAGCAAGTGGCTAGGGCGATGGGCCAAGCTATGTACGGGGATATAACTGCTATAAATGATCTCGTTCGGGGACAAGGCCCGATGATTGGGAACTTCGCCAAACTGGAACAGATTGTGAAAATGGCCAGGGAGGAGTTTGAAGATTCCCGTACAGTGACCGATGAATTTGGTGCCGCATTGAGAAAGGCGTTTGAAGATTTAGGGACGGCGACGGATTCCTTTACCAAGTCGGCAACGACGTTGCTCACTATTTTAAGTGGTATCCACACCGTATTTAAGACTATGAGTGACCCCGTTAATATGGCCAAAGTTGCGATTAAAGGCATAACAGAAC